CCTTGCAATTGTTCCTGCTGTTGCTGTTTTGCCCTATTCATTTTCTTGAGCTCGGCAGTAATCGCCCGGGCAGTGTTCGGATCGATCTGTTCCAGCGCCTGCAAGTGCTGATCCAAGTGCTGACCAATCGCCTGGGCTGTCGCCTGGTCGATCTGTCGGAATCCTTTTTCTGAAGCCTGTTGAAAGTCAAAGATGATCTCAAGATGGGCCCGGTGATCGTCGGTCGGCTTAATCGCGATCGGAAACGCGGTCGTCATCATCGCGGCGAGTTCCTTCGCCTGCTCTTCTCTCTGCTCCTGCTGATTCATCATCGGGTCCTGGACCAGACGACGTACCAGGCTCGGATCGTCGAGCTCGAGCACTGACTTAACAAGTTCAGCCTGGTTGATGAACGGAGACTGACCGAGCAGTTGCATCCGGGCTACTGCCTTTTGGAGTTGGAACTGGCGAGTCTGGAAATCGTACCCACCCTTGGGCATGATCGAATACTGTTCGTGCAATGCTTCCGGCGGAACGGTCCCAGTATCTTCTGCATATCGGAAATTCAAATCCTTCTTGTCGTACTGCAGATAGATCGACCAGCACTGACGGAACAGGCGACCTAGCGACATGCGGAAAAGACGGTTGCGTAAATCAGCACCCGCGGACCCGGTGTTCACCAACGCTTGAATTTCAGTTGCTGTTTTTCTTGAGTTACCAGGTTCCGCGGGGTTGTTGCCGACTCCAAAATCAATTGTTCCGACTCTCTGCTCCGCCTCTGCGCGTTCGTCGTACATGACGCGCATGAAGTCCATCGGAGGAGTCGTCATCTGCACAGGCTTGATGCCCTGGGGCAGGATCTGCCCGGGTTGCATCTTGAGATTCGCCATGTTGAGAGAGACAGGATTGTCGGCCTGGAACAGGGGACGGTTCGCCAGTTCCAGGAAGTCGAGCATGGAGTTTTTCAGCTTCGCCAGGGTCATCTCATTCGCAGCCTGGATCTCAGCGACCCCGCGTGACGAATAGAATCCTCCGTTGGTCAACTCGTAGCTAAACTCTGTGAACGGACACTGTTTGTGCTTGTATGGAAGAACGAAATCTTCACGCACAGGCTCCATGGTTGCCAAGGGCGAGTATGTGGAAACGTTCCACTCGTCGTCTTCGTTCCTGGTGTAGATCTCCCAAAGGATGATCCGGTCCGGGCGAGAGTCGTAGGTGATGCCTTCACGTTGGTAAACGGCTTGTTCTTTTTCGGTATTGATGCCCTCAAACTTTGTCCCGCGTCCGGCGATCCTCTTAATGAAGTCCTCGTCCTGGTTGTAGGCCGCGACGCGCTTGTACTGGTCGACTGACAGGACCATGACGTGGCAAAGGTAGTCGGCGTCGTCCAGGGCAACAGTCTGATCCGGCACAATGAACCTAGTCGGATCGATCGCCTGGAAAATGATTTCCTTCTTGCCCTCGTCCCAAATTGATTTGAGTACGGAGCGACCAAACAAAAGCATGTCGTCGATTAGGCGAACGATCTCAAATTGGAATGCGGTACGCTCCCGGATCTTGTAGTCGAAGTAACGCTCGGCAGTAACCGTGAGAGGAGCCAACTGCTGGCGCATAGGAACGAACCCGGCGACAACGTCGTTGCCCAGGGCTGAGTTGACGTAGTTGGGTTTGAGACGTTCGATAATGCGATCAATCAAGGCAACGTGCATGTCGGCCGCGGTGGGCCATGGCTTAACCTTCCGACGCATTCCAAACGTTCGCATCTCATAGAACTGCCTTTGCCTGGCGTCCCATGTCGCACGGTTCTTCAGATCCCGGAGGATGCGCGTATGAAGTTCGTTATTGATTGGTTCCATTGTTCCTTGTTCTTACTTCGTATTCTAAATCGTTTACCGTGTTGATTGCGTCGTATGCCCAGGACTGAACGTCAGGTGTAGACCTTGTGACCTCTTCAAACCTTGGGTCGTTGATCAATCTGTCCGCGTTCCCCGACGTTCTCACCACCGGATTGACGGTTGCGCAGCCACCAAGCACTACCACCAAAAGAAGCATCGATGCGACCGCGAACGTCAGACCATTCTTTCTTTGCGGCAGACTCATTGCGCTCACGTTCCCCGGGGAACAATCCGACAATTGCCTTGAGCAATTCGATGAGCGCGCCAATCCACGAAAACACAAAATCTTATTTGGCGTCGGCGGCCTTGATCAGTCCGATCCCGGCGATGATCGCGGCGATGAGTGTTCCGAGCTCAGGCACTTTGCCTGTCTTCAAAAATTCCACCGCTGCTCCAGCGACGGCTACTACGATTGACAAAACTCCAGTTGCAGTTGTTTTCCAGTTCATGTTTTATTCCCCCTTTATCCCCCGGCATCCCAACCGGACATTTCAGTGTCCGCGGACGCCTGCTTCATTAGTTCAAGCAAAGATGGACGCGTGTATGCCATTGTCAAGTCGTAGTCAAGCCCCGCGTTGTCGCATGCCATTGCGACCGCGTCTGCCCTGTCAGGCGAGGCGACGCCCCTCGACCGCATTGCGTCTTTCGACTCCAGGCCCAGCTTCCCGCGGGACGTGGCCTGAGCTCTTCTGGTCACTAGCTGGCTTTTTAGAATATCGTCTTCGGGCAGGATGATGTCGCAAGTGTCGATCTTTCGGGCCAGCCTGTGCCACATTTCCGAAGCCCTGTTCTGGTAGGCATCGTTGTCCCTGGCGTTGCCACCAAAGTTTACCCGGTTCACGGTCCACCCGGCTTCGTTCAGCGCGTCGCACATTGGTAAACCCAGGCCCCCGGCGTCGGCGAATACTTGTTCCGGCTTAACCCCGGCTTTCTTTAGTTCCATGATGATCCGCCCTACCGTTGCCATAGTGTCCCTTTCGCGCCATGTGATCAGTGGGAGGATTCGGTTCCCTTCCCGGATTGCGATCACGTTCTCGTCGCCACCCGCGGAAAAGTCGATGCCAGCTGCCCTGTCTGTCCCATTAGGGACAGGAGGGTTGTTTACGCAGTTGTCGTAGCTACCTAGGCTCACGACCAGGCGCTCCTCGCCCAGGTCCATGAATTCCGCCTTGAGCATGGACTGAGTGAACGGACTGTTGACCCCATAACGTTGTTGAATCTCTGAAATGTATAGCGGACTGATGTGTGGACAGTCCCAGGCAGTTGCCCGGGTCTTTTTCCACAGATCTGCTTCCTTTGTAAAACATCGGTAGAACTGACCCACCGGGGCTCCTGGCGAACTGGCGACCAGGAGGCGGGTTGGTTGGCACCGAAAAACTGAAACGTAGATCGGGTCCTGGACGGTCTTGGCCTCGTCGACAACGTACATGAGGGGAGCGGTTTCATGGTTCGCGGCGTGAAAACCTTCCGCCCGGCCTGCTGATTCGTTGTCATTGCCTGCTGTAAACCCCAAAATTCGGCTTATACGCCCCGAGGCATGCTTGAAGCGGATTTCCCCACTGGTGACCTCAACCATGTCGCCAAAGGGCCTTAGAAGGGCTTTAATCGCAGGCCAGAGAACAGATTCGACCTGGCGATATACCGACGCTGTAACGACGCTCAGAGACTCCTCAAAGCACACCATGTGCCATACCAGGGCCGGGGCGATGACGTTTGACGTCTTGCCGGATCCGTTCGCAGCCACTAGCGCCACCCGGCTATAGATTGGGGCCAGGTTATTCATGACCTCCTTTTGCCAGGGGTACAGATTTAACCTGAGCACACCATCCGCGAATCCTGCCGGGGTAGCTTGTTCGTCAACCTTCGATGCCGGGCCGGGTTTCGATGACCCCTTTTTATTTTTAGCCGAATTTCTGAGGGGGGTCGCGCGCGCGCGCGCGCGTGTGGGGGGCCCCCCGGGGGGGGTGTCGTGGGGGGTCACGATTGTTTGGGGCGTCGTCTCCACAATTTTATTGACTCCTAAACCCCATGTAATATAATTCTAATATTGGTCGTTTCATTTGTCGCACAATGAGTCTTGTACTGAATTCGGCTCGGAAACGGTCTTCGATTGCGACTTCCCCGCATACTTAATCTTGTTTGCATTGACCAGGAGCGCCGCGTCGGCCGCGGTAAAATGTACGTTCGCCACTGCTCCTCCAACCTGGACCCTGGACTGCTGGCCGAAATGCTCCTGGGCCCTGCGCTCGATGCGCCAAGCTGCCGCTTGCCAAGTGCCCTTCTCTGCCGCCCTATCAATGACTTCCAACGCGCGTGTGATGTGGATCGATTCTGCTTTTTTTAAGCGTTCCACGATGTGGGGGTTGGCGGTTAGATATCTTGATAGCGTG